AGGTCAGGGTCCCCTCTATCTCGTCGCCCGCGGTGTCCTGCACGAGCGGCACGGGGTAGCAGTTCAGGCCGTGGACGATAGTCCATACCGTCGAGGCAACCCCCTGCTCGAAGACGTGGGAGAACGTCGCCGGAGGGCCCGGCGGTCCGGGCGGCCCGCGTTCGGCCTGGTCGAGGTCAATCTCGACGGGCGTCGTGCCGAGCACCTCGAGTTCGATCGTGTCCGGGTCCTCGATGATGAGCGTGACGCCTTCGAGGGCCATCAGGGTTCCTCGAACAGGATCGAGCCGACGAGCAGGAAGTCTTTGTCTTCCCCGCGTTTCCACGAAAGGCGATGGTGCGCCTGCGCCGCGTCGACCACTGCCGTTTCCGTCGGGCTCATGTAGGCGGTGATGACTGTCGGTTCGGCCGGTTCGTCGCCTTCGGCTTCGCGGCCCGGCGTGACCGTGAGGCCCGCGCCTTCGGTGAGCGTCTTGACACCGACGAACTCCCACTCGAAGGAGTCGGCAAGGAATGGCGCGCCCGCTGCCTTGTTCGCCCACAGACGGATCGTCCGCGAGAACGTGCCGTCCTTATGCGTGACGAGCCGGACTTCGGCTGGTTTGGTCTCCTCGGCGGCCACCTCGGCTGCGCCCCAGTCAGTGCTGCAGGGCGCGCTTCTCGTTCGCCCACACAGCGCAGGCGTCGTTGTAGCGCGCGCTCGGATAGGCGTGCCGGAACGGCGGGTGCTGGCAGTTGTGCCCGTGCGGGTTGGTCCGCTTGTCGTAGGCGCCGAGCAGATGGGCGAGCGCCCGTAGCGTCGCCTTCTTCTGCGGCGCAGTCAGCGGCTTAGGCTTCGGTTTCGCCTTCGGGAACATCAGCGACAGGATGCTCGCCGCGCCCTTGTCGCGGTCGATCCCATCGAGCGTGGTCGAGGCAAAGCGTGGTCCGAACCACTGCCAGTTGTAGAAGCCCGAGAAACCGGGGAGGTTGACTGGGAAGCTGACGAGCCAGTCAGCGACCCATCCGTGGGTGCTGTTCGGACGGCAGCCGGGGTAGGTGCCCGGCGAGCCGTAGACGCCCTCGAGCACGCCGGGAAGGTCGCGACGGAGGTCGTCCTCTGCGGTGTGCAGCCACACGCATATCGCCGAGCCCGACAGGCCGTTGAAGGACTCGGCGTCGAAGACGACGGGCAGCGTCGTGTGCGTGTGCGAGAGCGCGGCGCGCTCGCGCGCGGCCAGACAGGCGGCATCGGAAGATGGCGCGATGCGCCCCGGCTGGATGAAGTCGTAGATCCCGAACGCGATGTGCTCAGCGGCGGCGCCCGCGGCGTTGTGCGCGACCTCGCTGTCGATGAAGCACTCCTGCTCGGCCTTCGCGTAGACGAAACGGATGCCGTGATCGTGCAGGTAGCGGAAGCTGACGGTCCCGTTGTTGTTGGAGATGTCAACGCCTTGGATGCCGCCGAGCGTCGCCGTCGGCGCGCGCGAGAGCGTCAAGCCGCTCGGCTGCTCGCGGTCAGGGTTGCAGACGCCCATGTAGCCGTCGCCCGTCGGTTCGCAGTCGGAAGTACCGATCCCCGTCGCGGCTGGCGCGGCTGCCGCAGCGCTCGGCGAGGACTTTGGATGCGATGGCGCGGATCCACATGCGGTCAAAAGCAGCACCAGCAGAAGCGCGAGCAGAGCGGGCAGAGGGATGCGCTTCATGCGGACAGTCTACGTTCCCACCTCGGACGAAACCGCGTCGCGGCGGTAGGTGGTCTACGGTTTACCATCCGTCTGATACCCTTCGGGGCGTTACCCGATCCCCGAGGAGGGCCCGATGCTCCGCTACGCCGCACTGATTGGACTCGCGTTCTTCGTAGCCGCGGGCAGCAAACCGACCGTTGAAGACGCGCTCGCCGCGCCGACGGCGCATCATCGCTGCCACCGACGTCGAGACGCCTGCCGCCGCACGCGAGGCCGCTCGAGCACGCCCTTGGCAAACTCGGTCAGCAGCCACGCCCAGCCGATGACGCCTGCCGTGGCGGCGACGACGCCGGAGGCCGAAGTGAGCTTCGACACCGACGGCAGCGAACCGCAGCCCGCGCTCACAGCCGCCGAACTGGAAGTGCTCGCGGCTGAAGGCGAACGGCCCGACGTCATCGAAGAAGTCGACGTGCCCGGCTAAGTCGTACCGTTGCTACTCAGCCCATTTGCCGCTGACTCCTGCATCTGCACGACACCTTCTCCCGCGAAAGTTCCCGCGAACAACACTTCGTGGCCGGAACCTTCCGCACTGATCGCGCATTCGAGTGCTACCAGCTGCGTCCCTCCGTTGCTGGCGATAACGGCCTCGTAGTCGATAACCATCGGCGCCACGGAGTTGAAGGCGTAGTTGCGAATTGAATTTGCAGCTACGGAACCATCTATCGATAGGCGCACCGTCAGGACGTCTCCTGCAGTGGCTGATACGGCTGGGATATTTGCCCGAACGTTCACATTCTGCGTCGCCTCGATGCGTTGCTGAGCTAGAGTCACGAACGCCGTAGTTTTGGCTTTGGTGATGAGCAATGCCTGATTGACGTAGTAGCCACGAGCCCAGGGACGTCTGTCGCGCGTCGCCACGATCGAGTAGACGCCCCCTGTGTTCTTGATAATGATCTCTTTGATCCGCATGTTTTTTTCGGACAAGGCAGGGGCTGCCGCGAGTGCTTCGGCTTCGGTGGCCTTTGCCACACCTGAGACGAGACTTAGGACGCCAGCGGTTCCAAAGCCCCCTGCGCCTGCGGCAATCTGAATCAGCACGCTCATAAACTGGCCGCTGGCGGGCAGCGATGGCGGTATCAGCCCGAGTGCGATCGGTGGGTTCGTGTTCGTGCGGACACCGTTAATCTTCGCCTTGCCGGAGATTGACGGTGCGACCAGTTCGGCACTGGCCGAGTTGATCGTCGGCGCGAACTGGAAGTCAGCGGAGCGATAGATGCCGTTGGTATTCGCGTCGATGTCTTCGTACGCCGCTTCGAGTGCGCTGGCCTGCGCAGTCGTCGCTGCGCCGATAAGCGCGGGCGTGAGAGGATCGCTGCCACCGATGGCATGCCTGCTGGCGTGCAGCGGCACTGGAGGGACTACCTGTTCGATCGCGGTTATCGCGGTACCCGACCATTTTAGTGTGCCTATCTTGCGCGTGGCCGCGATGCCGCCGCCGGAGGGGATGGTCCCAGTCGGCACGATCTGGAGCGCCCAGTTGTAGTTCGTGTGGTCTTCCTCTTCTTCGGTGCCTGTCGTGAAGACGTTGGCCGTCGTCGTGGCGACGATGTCGTACGAGGCCGCCGCGCCGCCGGGATGGGTCGCCTGCACTTCGGCGTTGATCCATCGCCACAGCCCTTCGATGCCGAGCGAGACCTGCAGGTTGTTCGTGCCGGCGGCTACCCCGATCACGGTCGCGTTGACTTGATGGATGACCAGGTTCGAGAAGAGGCCGATGAACTGCTCGAGCGCCCGTGAGTAGTCGGCGGGGAACTTTACTTTCGCGTGGAAGTCCCGATAGAACGGCACGCCGAATAGCCTACGGCGTCGCCGAGGCGCAAACCTCAGAGCACGGTGTCGTCAAGCAGGCTCTGATCGAGCACGAAACCTTCGCCCTCGCTGACGGTCAGCTCGACGTGCGCCTGCGTCACGCGGCGCGCGAACAGCAGCGCCGCGCCGTGCAGCGATGAGCCTTCTTCCCACGGGATCACGACGATGACGGTCAGCGGGTCGATGATCGGTTCGTCACCGTGGACCTTGTAGGTGTAGCCGGTGCCGATCGCGGTCGTCAGCAGTTTGCGCCAGTGCAGTCCTGTAGCGCTCGTCAGCAGCGTTTGCAGGAACGCCCTGACCGTCTGCTGCTGCTGCGCGATCGACTGGCCGGGAGGGCTGCTCGTCGTGCCGACGATCGCCTGCCAGAGCGGCAGCATCTCTTCGGCGAGCGAGGCGAACAGGTTGCGTTGGATCAGGCGTAGCCGTTCCTCGATGCGTTCGAACTCGCGCGCCTGCGGATGAATGACGCCCATGACATCCGGGTCTCTACGGAGGAAGGCCGGGAGACGCGCGAGCATCTCGCGGCCCAGCGGCGTGAGCGCCGACTCAGCAGGCATCTGCGCTCATTCGGTCAATTCTAGGCGGTGCAGGCGCGGGACTTCCGGCGGTTCGGAGCCCAGAGCGAGGTTCGTCGTTTTCCCGTTGACTTCCAGCCCAGATAGGTCCTCGACACCGGGTACCGTGACGATCGCGCCCTCGATCTGCGAGATGACCACCTCGCCGCCCGCTTCCACGCCGAGCGCGTACAGCGCGAGCGCGCGTTCGATCTGCCCCTGCAGGGCGATCGTGCCGCCGAAGCCGGTCAGGCTGTAGCCCGGCCGGAACGTGATCGCGCCGACGATCGTCAGTTGCAGGACGGTCCCAGTCGCCACGGTGACGACGGCGCTCACCGGCGCCTGTCCTTCACCGCGGCCGGTCTTGCCTGGGTCCCACCATTCCTGCAGGGCTTCGAGAACCGCTTCTTCGAGCGGGTTGCCATCGTCGTCCATCGCGACGATCTTCACCGTGCCCGCGCCGTTCCACACGGGGATGCAGGAGACCGTGCCGCCACCCGGCGCGCGCGAGGCGTCGTTTTCGCGCAGCCACTTGCGCGTCTGGATGACGTAGTCGAGCTGCGTCCCGGCCGAGCGCCCCTCGAACAATTCGAGAATCTTCTTGGAGAGGTGTTCGTCGGTCTCGATGTCCTGGCCGCCGGTGAGCGCGTCGGGGTTGTTGATCGTCGTGCCTTCTGGGAGCGCGGTCGTCGCCGCGGTGATCGCGTTCGCGCCAACGTTGCCAGCGGCGCCGGGTTCGACGGCTTCGATCGGCAGTTCGAGCGAACCGCTTGCGCCGATTTCCCCGCCCTCGGTGACGACGAACAGCAGCGGTTCGGTGCCGGCGCTGCCCGCCGATTCAAGCCGCAGCCCCGATGCGATCTGCGTGCCTTCGGGCCCCGTGAAGACCTCGTGGCCGACGGCGTTCGTGGCGGCCAGGCGTTCGACGCCGAACTCCTCGGCGATGTCGTCGAGGTAGCCGCCCCACGCGCTCAGCGGGTTCGCACTCGCGGGCACCTCCGCGCCGGCCAGGTCGTACAACCGCGCGCACTCTTGGATCGCCGTCGTCTCGAGCGTGCGCCACATGCCGCCCTCGCGGGTGTCAACGCGCGTCGGATCGGTGTCGGACAGGCCCTCGTTGGCCCATTCGATCCACCGCTGCAGGATCGCTTCCTCAGACTCCTCGGGGAAGAGGGGCTGATAGTCAAGAAAATTAGCCACCTACGGCCTCCAGTCGGCGTTCGTGCGGACAGTAGCCGTAGAGGCCGTGCGCAGCCGATGCCCACTCTGAGCGGATGACGCGCCGACATTCGCGGCAATAGGTGTCCTTTCCGTCGCGCGAGCGGCGCGCCGCGCCGAACTCGTCAGCGGGCTTTCGCAACTGGCATCGTTTACATCGCTTCACGTGCGGCTCCTCAATCTAGTGGCAGCAGCGTCAGGCCCGAAATGGGGATGACACCTTCTTCATCCGTTATCACATCGAAGTGTTCGATCAGCAGCACGCCTTGCGAGGGGTCGTAGCTGGCGCGGTAGTTCTGCACGTTGACGATGCGGTCGTGCACCGTCAGCGCCGACTTGAGCTTGCGTTCCATGTCGAGCACGTAGGGCGTCGGGTCGGCGAGGCCGAGCAGTTGATAGGGCTGCTCGATGCCGAAGTTGTCGCTGAACACGGCGTGGGCGTAGCGGACACTGTAGACCGCCATCAGACACCACTGGACGAGCGCGTCGACGCCCTCGACCTCCGCCGGCGCGTCGCCTCGGCGGACCATCTGGCGGTTGACGAAGTCGAAAGCCCACGAGCGCCCGTACGGCGCGGGCGCTACTTCGGCTTCCGCCGGCGCCGGCGCAAGCGCGGCTTCGGCCGCCGCCTGCAGGTCCTGTTCGGCCGACAGACCCTCCTCGGTCGGGATCAGGGGGAATTCTAGATCCATAGATCTAGGGATCTATTCCTTGAGGAGCGCCATCGCGACCCAACCGTACCCGTGCTCACGGACCAGCACCGCATCGCCGACGACTGCCTTTTCGGCGACGTGCGCCGTGACCTCGAGGATGTCGTCGACCCCAGCGGTCAGCACAGTCTCGCGCGAGGGCAGCGAGATCTTGATCGGTGCGACGCCCTTGACGATCCCACGCACGTCGCGCCCACTGGCGTCTTCGGCCTCGTGGCGGCAGACCTCGCGCACGCGCTTGGCCAGCGCGCGGAAGGGATCGCGCGAGACATTCGTGCTCACGCGAGAACCTCCACTTGCGCCTCTAGGCTTTCGGCACTCGGCACCGCGATCGCTAGGAACGCGCGGCGCTGCAGGGCGAGCTCGGCGGAGATGCCGCGCGCGCCGAGCACGTAGGCGTTGACGCTACGCCCGCGGTAGGAGACGGCAATCACCTCGCCGATCAGGTCTTCGTGTTCGCCGCCTTCGGCCACGACGGCGAAGCTGCCGCGCTCGGGATCGAGCGCCGTGTCATACCACCCGATGCTCAGGTCGAGCGGTGGCGTGAGGATCGGCACGCCAGCGAGCAGCTGCTGCGCGATTGGGAAGGCGCGGCGCGCGCTGAGCAGCGTGACCGTCGGGCCCGGCGTCGTGAGCGCTTCGGCGGCGACGGCACCGAGCACGTCGCCGCCGGGATACGCGCCGCCGGGAAAGCTCTCGCCAGGCATCAGGACCGGCCCCTTTCCTTCGCCTTCTTGGCGCGCTGCTGCGCCTCGAGCGAGCGGCGGTACTTCGAGTACAGGTCGGTCGAGGCGACGGTCAGCGCCGAGGTGTAGGCACCGGGCGAGACGGCGTGCTGAATGCCCGATACGAAGGTGAAGCGCTGGCGCCCCGTCCAGCCGAACTCCGGCAGGTCGAGCTCGACGCCGTCGCCGCGGCGGATGAACGGGACGCCCGGCGTCGTGAAGGTGCCGGCGCGCGCGACGCGCAGTTGCGTGGCGAGCGCGCGCTTGACTTTCTCCTTCAGCTCGCCCATGTCGTCAACGCGCCCCATCTGCTGATCGTGATGCACCGCCCCGAAGCGTTCGACGGCGCCCTTGTTGAAGCCGGTGTACTCGACGTTCTTGGCTTTCTTGCCGCTGCCAACGTGCGCCTTGCCGGTGATGATCGTGACTGGCCGCGGCGAGCCCAGCGGCTGGTTGTCCACTTCGCTGAGCATGTCGCCGAGCACGTAGAGCGTCGGGTTGCGCCGATAGGGGAATACGCACACCTTGCCGTTTTCCATGCGCGGGAAGTAGCGGATGCCCGTGCGCTGATGCTCGAGGCCGTAGGCCCAGGTGATGACGGCGAGCGCGCTGGTCCTCGGCTTCACGACGCGGCGGATCCGGCGCTTGCCCTTGACCAGCGAGCCGTGCGGAATGTTGATCTTCTCGCAGACGATCTTGGCGATCTCGTCGCAGGTATAGCCCGGCGAGCCGTGCGGAGCGTGGAAGATGAAGTCGCGCACCGTCCGCCGGACGAGGTCCATGTCGTCGAGCAGCGGGATCGTCGCGTTGCCGGCTTTGTCTTCCTGCGGCTGCTCGGCACGCATCGTCCAGAGCGTGTACCACGCGCCGCCCCACAGCGCGCGCAGACGCACGTCCATCCCGGCTTCGACGGGCATTGAGGACGGGTCGTCGATTTCCGGCCGTCCGAGGGTGATGCTCGCGCCAGGCGTCGCTTCCTGTTCCTGCCATTCGAGCGACTGGTTGATCGTGTCGAGGTTGATCCACGGCGAGCGCGTCGTCTCGCGCACGAGCAGCTCGAAGTCGAAGTCGCCGGGCGTCATCGGCGGCAGCGCGTGGCCCCAGAAGTTCGAGAGGTCCGGCTGATGCTGCAGGGCCTCGTTGGAGGGGAGGTTCGTCAGGTTAGGCACGCGGGCGCGTCCCTCCGCTCGTGCTCGCCGGCTTGCGCGGGATGCGGACGACCGCGCCGATGGCGTAGAGCTGCGTCGAGGCGGCGACGCCGGAGCTCAGCGGAACGCTTGGCGCCGCCAGGGGCGTGTTCGCGCCCCAGCTCGCCGCGCCGTTGGCCTGCGCGATCGTCCGCCATTCCGAGGCCGAGCCGTAGTATTCCTTCGCCAACGAACTCCACGTGTCCGAGGCAGTGAGCGGGTGCGTCGTCGGGAGTTTCGCGCCCTTCTTGCGCGACTCCGTCGAGGTGCGGCGATCGACGGTCGGGTCGCGCCACTCCTTGACTTCGAGCGTGAGGTAGCGCGCGGCCGCCTCGCCCTGCTTGACGGTCGGGTTCACGTTGCGCAGCGTCGCCGACATGTTTATCTCGGCGACATCGAAGCCCGGACGCCAGACCTTGAGGTCGAAGGCGCGGCGCGCGCGCAGCAGGTCGAACAGTTGCCCGCGGACTTCGTCGGGGTCCAGTTCGGAGGGCAGCACCGGCATGAAGCCGAGTTCCTCCCACGTCGTGTAGACGTCGAGCGACGCCGCCATGAGCTTCTTCGCCGTGTTCACGCCGCGCCCGCCTTCGGGCTGTGAGAACTGCCCGCGGCGCACGGTGTCGTACTCCTGGTGGCCGCCTTCCTCGGAGTAGGTGACGTCGCCGAGCAGCGCCGGCAGATACAGCGGTTCGGCGAGCGTCGAGGGATCGGTCTCGCCGCGGATCGCCGAGAGCAGGCACATGAAAGCGTCGCTCACCACATACCCCCGTCGTCGCCGCGGCCGTCCTCGAGCGCGACGAGCAGCCGCTCGGCCGCCTGCTCCGCTGCGTCGCTGACGACCTTCTTGAGGTCCGAGACGTCGCCGACGGTGACGTCGCCGAAGTGCAGGTCCACCTTGATCGACGGGCGCCCGGCGGTGTTGGCGAACACCGACTTGCGGCCGGGACGCACGCTGACGTGCTCCTGGTGGCCGGTCGGCTGGCGCTCGCCGGCGCCGAACAGCGTCGGGCGGTCGGTCGTGAAGCTGCCGCCGTGCTGAAACCAGCCGGCGAACTGCTGCGCCGGATGCGCGCCCATGCGGCCGCCGGTGCCGTACCAGTTGTACGCCCGCTCGTGCGCCTCAGCGGCCGAGGGAGAGCCGTAGCGCCCCTTGATGTAGTTCAGGCCCCACGCGATCTGCCCGCGGGCGTCTCCGAGGGCGTAGGGGCGTCCGTGGCCGAGCGACTGCGGGATCCCGTACGCCGCGTTGTAGTCGCCGGGCACGTTCATCGCGTAGGCATTCCATCCCGACTCCTGCGTCCAGAGCGCTTTCAGGTCCGGCCATTCGCTCGCCGGCCAGCCCGCGGCGATCATCATGCGCCGGCCGAGCGCTTCGTTGGCCGCCGGCGAGCCGCCCTGCCCGTGCACGCCGGCGAGCGAGCCCAGCGAGCCGCCGCCGCCGGTCGTCGTGTTCGACTTCGCGAGCGCCTTGTTGGCGTGCGCGACGACCGCGCGGCCGTAGGCGTTGCCGGCGGCGAGCGAGATCCCGCCGACGACGCCGGGCAGTTTCGCCTTGATGCCCGTGTAGCGCAACTGCTGGCCGGGTGCCGTCGAGCTCGAGTTCACCGGGAGCGCCTGCTGCGCGCCGCCGCCGCCCGTCCCGCCGCCGGTGCCGAGTAGCTGCACGTGGTTTATCTCGTGCGCGCTGGCCGGGTAGAACGGTCGCCACAGCCCCGCGCGCGCGAGGATGGCCGCGTTGAGTTGCGAGGCGCTTTCGAGCGTCGGCGAGCCCACGCCGATGTCCGCCGCTTCCCCGCGCGTGTGCGGGTCGTTGGCGAAGCCGCCGACGGCTACTGAGTGCTGCGGCGTGCGGTAGCCGCTGATGCCGTAGATGTTCTCGTGCATGAGCTGCGCGAGCTTCTGCAGGTCGCCGGCGATCTGCGGCTCTTTGCCGTAGCTGAAGTTCGTCCCGGCGTCGGGGATGAAGGTCCACGAGCCCATCTGGCCGCCGCTTGCGTACTGGCGCGTGCGCGAGGGCGGCTGCGAGTGCACGCGGTGCTCGCTCGCCACGCGCCAGCCGAGCGGCGGCTTGCCGTGCAGCGCCAGGTCGCGATCGACGTCTGCCTCGGTGTGATGGTTGAGCACGAGCTCGCCGGGCGCTCCCCATCCGCCGTCGGCCATCGGCAGCGTGTCCTTGTTGCCGACGCCGTAGAGCCGGCCGCCCGACGCGCGCCCCTGCGCTTTGCGCGCCGCCGGCGTGAGGTCGATCGCGCCGCCCGCCTTGTTGAAGCCGACGCCGGTGTCGCCGTGCTGCGCGGCGTCCAGCACGGTCTTGAGCTGCGCGGCGGTCGCGTTCTTCGGGGCCTTGATCCCGAACACCGTCAGCGCTTCGCCGAGCTCCTTGTTGACGAACGCGAGCCCTTCGGAGGTCCACTTGCCGGTTTCGTGCATCCGCTGTTTGGCGGCTTCGGCGGCGCCCTCGAAGTTCAGCGACAGGGCGTCCTTTGCCTGTTCTGACTTGGAGCCCAGTTCCTGCTTGATTCCTTCGGCGGTCGTCTGCACGACCCCTTCGATGTCGCCGAGGCTGTGTTTGGCCGCCAGGCGCATCGCCTTGAATGAGCCGCTCATGTGTTCGGAGGCACCGCGCAAAGCTCGCGCTGACTTCCCAGTAGCAGCCACGAACTGGTCCAATTCGAGGGTAAAGCCGTCTAGATGGTGGTTGCGCGCGAGACTCGCGGCCTGTTCATTGATCTTCTGCATCTGGGAAGGGTTGAGCTGATCTAGGCTCCCACCCAAGCTCTTGACTTCCTTGCTGAACGACTGCAACTGTTCCCATGCCTTTTCGGCTCCCGACCGGTAGCCAAGAGCGTGCGCTAGAACTCCTCCGGCACCTGCGAGAGCACCGCCGATCGCACCCGCGCCAGCGCCCAGCGGCGCTGATATCTCCGCAAAAGGACCGCCTAGCGCCCCGAGAGTCGCGCCCGTCGCCGCGCCAAACGCCGTCGTCTTGGCAATAGAACCGAGCGGATTGCGGGACTGAAAAGGGTTTTTCCCGGCGGCCACTTCGAGGCCGGTCGAGAACAGATAGTAGGGCGCGACCGCCTCGACGCCGGCGTTCAGGCCGGTCCCGATTTTCGAGGCCGCGCCGCGCAGCCCCGATCGCACGCGCGCGCCGCGCGTCTGCCCGTGCGCGATACCGACGAACGGTCCCTCGCCGGTGTCCTCGATCTGGCGCCCGATCGCCACCGGGCCCGCAACGAATGTGCCGTCGGCCATCTGCTGCACGGTGGAGACGGTACGTACGTTGCTGACGCCTTCCAGTTGCACACCGCGGCCACGTGCCGCACCCCGGCCGCCGAGCATTGAGCCACCTAGGATCGCGGTCGTCGCCGTGGGGTTTGCGCCTCTTCCCCCGCCAGCGGGCACCCCGACTGCCGGGGTTCCGCCGGCCGCATGTCCGGCAAGTGCCGCGCGCCCGCGCCCATACAGCGCGTACGCGCCGCCGAGCCCAACCGGTGAGCCGAGCAGGCCGAGGTTGCCGGCGGCGGAGAGTAGATCGCTGAAGTCGTTGAGCAGTGGACGCAGCGCCGTGGCTAGTTCGTTCGCACCCTTGACGATCTGCCCGACGCCCCCAGCGAGTTTCTCCGTGGAGTCCACCGTATTGTGGAAGAACGTCTGCACCTTTGCCGGGTTCTCGTTGATCCACGTGTCCCACCGTTCGAGGGTATGCGTGAAGGTCACGACCATGCTCGTTCCCGACGGTGCGCTAGAGCGAAAGAGGTCGCCCATCAGATGCGTGCCGGCGTCCATCAGGTGCCACCAGTCGCGCGCGTCGTTGACGAGCGGGCGCAGCCGTTCGCGGAACGCACCGACGTCGCGGGTGGACGTCGACCAGCGTTCGGTCATGTGGTCGAGGCCGATCACCATTTCGTGCAGAAATGGCGCCGCTGCCTCCGAGACATGCATCAGCGTCGTGGCCGTGTTCTGCGCCGCCTTGCGCTCGCCTTCCAGGTTCGACGTGAACATGCGCTCGGAGGATTCGACCCACCGGCGCGTTGAGTCCGAGGCCAGGTAGTGCAGGAAGTCGTCGCCCTGGTGGCGCAGCGCGATCATGGATTCGTTGCTCGCGCGGGAGATGGTCGGCATGATCTGTTTGCCGGTTTTGACGGCGTCGTCGAGCAGGCCCGTGAAGTCGGCCGAGGCGCCGCGTGTGGCCGAGCGCCACTCCGTGCGGAACGCTCGCGCGTCTGCGACGAGCGCTTTCGTACCGGGCGGAGCTTTCGCCAGGGCCTTGTTTAGCGCTTCCCGTGCCCCCAGCAGCGACGAGCCGCCCGCCTTGAGGCTTATCTCCGCCTCCTGTAGCGCGCGCCGGGCCTGCGCCTCCTGCTGAACGCTGTTGGACAAGGCGTTCTGCGCCTGCAGGACGTTCGGGTTGCCGCCGACTCCCTGCCGGCGCGCGCGGGCGAGGTCTTCGCGGTTGCGCCCCTGCGTGACTTTCGAGCGTTCGATGCCGAGCTTCGCCTGCTGTACCGCCAGGCGGTCGCTCGAGAGCGTGATTTCTTCCTTCGGGCTCGCGCCGGGCGTGGAGATTTCCGCTTCGGAGAGCGTCAACTGCGACTGCTGCAACTGAATCTTGGCCTGCGCTTCGTTGAGCGTGCCTTCCTTCGTCGTCAAGTTCAGGTCCTGCAGCGCGCGGCGAGCTTCCCGGCGGGCCGTGGTCAGCCCTTCTTGTGCCATGCGCGCCTGAAACTGAGACTGCGAGAGCGCCTGCTGTGAGCTCGTCAACTGGTCGACGGCCTGCATGTGCTGAAGCGTCGTCTGCGTGCCACCCATCCGCGCCTGTTCGATGCTCGTTTCGGCCTTCCACACTTCGCCGAGAGAGGCGATCGCAGGCTTCGCCACGGCCTCGATCGACCCGATGCCGACGAGCAGCGACGAGCCGCCGGCGACGCCGATCGCGCCGAGGCCCTCGGCCGCCATTGCAAAGGATCCCCCGAGCGCCACGACCGCGCCACCGAGCGACTGTATGACCGGCAGCGCGGCCACGGCGACGATCGCCAGCTCATGAACACCGAGGCCGAAGACCGAGAAGTCGTGCGTGCTCGAGCGCGCCGCGCGCCCAGCATCTTCGAGGTCGCTGCTCAGCCCGCGGCCGATCCCGCCGCCATAGCCGCCGGACCCCCCGCTCGAGGTGCCCCCGATGCCGGGCACGTCGCCCATCGGCGTGTTGTTCCAGAAGGTCGAGTGCCCGCGCATCCATGCGCGCATGGCCGTGAACTCGCGTGTGAGCGTCTGTGACTCAGTCGCCGTGGAAGGCGATCGCGAGCCGCCGCTGCCGCTGCCGCCTGCGCCGGAGACGCCCACGTGAGCGCGCGCCCGCCGACGGTCCAGCTCGTCGAGCTCGGCCTCGAGCACCTTGATCTTGGCGATGGCCTCATCCACGCCGCCGACGCTGACGCTCGCGCGGCCGCGATCGTGGCCGAGGTCGTTCACCTCGCGGCGCAGGTCGCGCACCGCGGCGATCTGTGTGCCGACGCTGTCCACGACGGTCCGCTCCATCGAGTGCCAGCGATCCTCGATCGCCTCGGTGGTCCCGATGACGTCGTCGCGCAGGCTGCCTATCTCGCTGCGGTAGGTGCGCAGCCCGCGCGTGCTCGACTCCCCCCCGAGGCTGTCCATCGTGCGGCCGAGCTCGTTGAGCGTACCTTTCAGCGCGCGGGCGTCGCGCTGCGTGGCGTTGAGCTCGCCGCGCGGCTGCTCAGCGTTGAGCTCGAACTTGCCGCTGACCGTACCGTCCATCAGCGATCACCTACGCCTGCCAGCCGGGGGTTGCATTCGACATGCCCTCGCCGAAGGCTTCGACCACCGTCAGCACGCTTCCCTCCTGCTCGCCCGCGTACAGCGCGAACGCGGTCAGCACGGCGTCGAGACGCGCCGGCCACGGCCCCGGCGGCTCGCCGCAGAGCGTCTCGTACGGAGGTGCGTTGCGGAAGCGCCATTGGCAGTAGGCCGTCCACAACGCACCTCGCGAGCGGACTAGTTTCCCGCTGCCTCCACCAGCTCGCGCTGAGCGGTGCCGACGCGATCGGGAGACCAGCCGCAGACGCGCCGCACCTCGTCGGCGATCTGCGCGAGGATCCCCTCCTGGTAAAAGAAGCGCTGCTCGAAGGCGACGGCCTTGGACGGCAGTTTCTTGCCATCGGGCGTCGTGCGGAACTCGTCCGCGGCCGGGTCGATCGTCGCGCCCGTGTCGTCCGCGAGCTCGAAGCACGCCTCGGCGACGATCTCGGCGTTCGCCACGACGCGGTTCAGCCGACCCGTCCCCTCGTTGATGTTGCGCTTCTCGATCGCGTCGATGATCTTGGAGTCCATCTGACGGATGCGGAAGGTCAGGTCCTTCGTCCCGTCCTCGGTCTCGAACGTCGTCTTGACGCGGAACTTGGCGGGCCGCTGCGGCTGCATGAGCCACGCGACCGCGCTGCGGTTGCCCTCGGCGCTGAGCTCGTCGCCGTTAGCGGCCTCGCGCACGGCGCTCGGTGCGCCAGGCGGCAGCCCATCGTCGCCTCCTGCGGCCGCCTCAGCGCCGCTACGCGGCGGCGCGGGACGCTCGTGCGCCGCCGCGATCGCTGCCTCTGTCTCGTTCCCTGCTGCCATCGTGAGCACCTCCCGGTGTCATCGTTTGGGGGCGATCGTCCGAGACCGTCGCGCCGGCATGTCCGATCGCCGGTGGAGTGGGGGACGCATCGTCCGGTTGGACCTGCAAGTGAGTGTCGAGCTGCACGCCGTGCAGGCGCAGCAGGCCGGGGAGTGCCGCCTCGTTGACGCGGCGCCGGTCGAGAATGAGCCCCATCTGGTCGCGCACCTGCCGCGCAGAGAAGTTCGGACGGGGATCAGAGGCGAGGAAGTGGAGAAGGTCGCTCCACGCCGACTCGTAATCAAAAACCACGGAGGCACGCCGCCTCAGTGTTCGGTCACGACGATGCCGGAGCCGCCGTACTCAAAGGCATCCAGCGGGCGGTCATCCACGAACGAGAACGGGATCTGCCGCGTGATGAGGTCGTCTTCGTTCGAATAGCCGCCGGAATAGGTGTAGAGCTGGCATTCCTGCAGCATCCACCGCGTAGCCTGCGGTGCTCCGACATCGTCGATGACGACGACGAGGTCGAAGATCGGCGGGTGCGCCGAGCGGTCGCCGTTGCGCCGAGCCTGGATGTAGTTCCACACCTCGAGCTTGAAGCGGTCGTCGATGTCCTGGTGCTGCAAGGTGCCAGTGCGCGTCTCAAGGCCAGCCGTCTGACCGTTGCGCCACGAGCCGGCGAGCGGCACGTCGATCTGCTGCAGGGTGACGTCGAAGTTGACCTGCGTCACCTCGCCGAGCATGTTGCCTTCGCGCCAGGCGGTTCCGGAGCGGCCGCGCCGACGAGCGGCGGGGGGCAGGCTGGAAGTGGGGCCTACGCCGGACATGCCTACGTCACGACTCCGTTGCCGATGATGTAGTTGGCGGTCCGCGCGAACTGCCAGCCGAAGTTGAAGGGGATCGCGTCGAGCAGCCCGACTTCTGGCAGCGGCGTCGCGATGAACGGCGCGGGCACCGGCGGTTCGGCGGTCTTGTCTTCGGGCAGGATGAGGCCTTCGTCCTTGAGCTTTTCCAGTTCCTTGTTGCCTTGCGCCCGGACGCTCGCGCGCGAGTCGTCGGTGACGGTCGTATCGCCGACGATGTTCTCGTCGCCCCACAGCTTCATCCGGCGGATGAAGAGATCCATGACGCGGACGAGGCGCGGGTCGGAGAAC